CAGTACAATGGCGTATCCAATCAGTTTATTACTGTTGACGGTTATTTTGACGATAAAGATCGCCCCGTCAAAGACAAGAAAACAGGGGAACCCAAACTATTAGAAGATCCTCAATACTTGCTATTTGAGAAATGTATGCGAGGTGATTCTACTGACAATGTATTCAGTGCATATCCAGGTGTGCGTAAGAAAGGCACAAAGAACAAAACAGGCTTGCTAGAAGCATGGGAAGATAAAGAAAAAGGTGGTTTCAATTGGAACAACATTATGTTGCAACGATGGGTAGACCACGATGGTGTTGAGCATAGGGTGCGTGATGACTATGAACGTAATCGTACACTGATTGATCTTAATGCTCAACCCGATGCTATTAAGGAACAAGTTGACACTTGCATCAAAACAGGCTTACGTACTAACAATGACATACCACAAGTAGGTGTGCATTTTATGCGATTCTGCGGTAAGTACGAACTAAACAAGATGAGCGATCAAGCAGATAGTTATGGTAAATGGCTTAATACGCCATATAAAGGCAAGTTAGTTAATGGATAAAACGTTTTTTGTTATTGACAATTTTTATAACGACCCAGACCAGATAAGACAGAAAGTTTTATCTGGTGATGGTTTTTCTTGGTTTCCAAACCAAACATCCTACAGTTTTCCAAACGGTAATGCTCCTTTTTTAGGTAAGATGACTAGAGAAAAATATGTTCCTGATCATCAAGTAGACTTTGTTGTATCCAAAGTATTAGGTAAAAACGTAGCGCCGATAATGCGTAAAGATCATGGCACATTTCGTCTGACACTGGAAAATGAAAAAGAAAACATGTTTACACATTTAGTACATTCTGATGGCGTTTACGAAGAAAACAAAAACGCCTGGGCAGGAATAGTTTATCTGACCCCAGTGACTGAAGAAATTGAAGGTACTATTTTTTATAAAAATACAGTATTGAATAGATCACAGTGTGAATCTAAGTCAGACTACGATACTATTCAAAAAATAGGAAATGATAATCCTGTTCAATGGCGGAAAGAACTAATGTCTTATTTTGTTTACAATAGACTTATTGTATACAGAGGCGATTTATTTCATTCTCCAGGACCTGGTTTTGGGACTGATGATCAGTCTGGAAGATTGATACAATTACTTTTTTGGGAAGAACTATGATTAAAGGAGATCAAATGATATTAAATGTGGAACTTTATGCAAAACCTGTCAGCGATGGTGAGTTTTGGATTTTAACTGATGGCGAAAAGAAAGTAGGAAATGTCTGTGCTAACCACGCAGGCTTTGGTGTAGAACTGCAAGGCAGTTTTTATCAATTTACAAACACTAAAGAGATCGAAAAGAAAACCAAGATTAAATTCTTATCGCAAGAAAAGTCTAAAACAGAAGTAGCAATTCCTTATCCAGAATATCCTACAACAGCAAGAACTTATAATTCAGTTTTTGATGTTAAACGAGGCTTGCATGTTTTTACAAAAACTAGAAAAAGCAAATGTTTCCATGCGGCAGGTTGGTTTGTAGTAGAACACAACGGTGTAAATCAAGTAATGTTCTGTCCTAAGTATATTTTTATTCAGCGTTATCCGTATTTAGGTCCTTATAAAACCAAAGAAGAAGCGAAAATTCAGATAAATATATAGATATAATGCTACATATCAAATCGTTTATTGATAAAATGTCAGCAACAGACGGTAAGCAGACTACGAGCATTGTCTTGCCAATTGGTGAGGCCCGTGGTTTGCGTGACGATATTAGCAAGTTGTTAGCAGACTTGCATGAATTATCGAAGGAAGATAAAAAGAATGAAGAAGTTATTACAGTACAAGTTAAAGGTGGTGGTTTCAAGTGAGTAGAACCCAGCCATCTGTAATACTTGAATTTGTCGATAAAGACACTTACAAATGCGATCAAATTATTGAAGCCGCAGGCATTTGGGCGGTATTCTATAATGATCAGCCTATCAACTTAAAGTCTTCTCACTATCTAGCAAACGATGCGGCTCCTAAATATAAAAAGACCAGTTTTTCAAATCCAGGTCACGCAAGAAATTTGTGCAGAAAACTAAATGCACAATTCAAAACTGATAAATTTACAGTTGTCTTTATGAGTTCGGGACGCACGGTATATCCCGATGATGTCTCCTAAATCAAAAGAAGAAATCACACAAGCAGTACTAAAAGAATTACCTAGATGCAAATGGCATTCGGTTCCAATTGGTAATGTCGTATTTGATTGGTGGTTAACTGGTAGAGGTGGTCAAGGACTACGTCTATCTGACGTAGGTCTCAAGGCATTTACCGATGCTAATATTTCTTCTTGGGATTTTCCTTTGGGATTAGATGCAACCAAGAAAAATAATACACGAAGGAAAATTATTGCGCCCGAAGCATTTGTGTCTGAATTAATTAAAAAAATTAAATGCCCGTATTATCTTGGTGTACAACGTATTCGGGGAGAAGCCGGAGAGCCTTATATTAAAGTTTATGATCACAAAACTGCAATGATGATGACTATATACGGTACATTACGTGATTATTTAGACGCACAGGAGTATAAATGTGATAATTGAAATGCTGGGGCAATTCTCTGAGAGAAGTCCTGGATATGCATTAAATACACAGCACAAAATTATACTTGTTAATTACGGTGCTATTCTTAATCCAAAAAAAATAAGTAATAATTTTAGGGCGCCGGTGCAACGTCAACCGGCTAAAGATTTTTTTGAAGAATTATTGATTGGGTGGGGCATAGTAAATTTTTCAGAATGGATTTTGTGTATTGATGCCAGAGACGACTATTGGTTGCCTCATATAGAAATGGAAGAGGCCGTTAAAGATTGGTCTACTAAATTTAAAAAAGTTGTCATAGAATGCAATTCTGTATTTGATCCGGCAGACTGTCCACATGTAGAAATATCATTTCACCCTACTGCTTGTATTACCCTTAGAAACTGGTATTTAGAATTACAGAATACAGATGTCGATTGGAAAAATATTGAATACAAAAAACATTTTATTGCATTAGCAAGGCGTCCATCTGTGCCAAGAGTGCTATTTGTAAAAACTTTGTTAGATAACGGATTTGGACCTAATTTATTAGCATCATGCGGATCCAAAAGTTCATCTAGGGAACTAAGAGACTGGCGTGTGAACGGAAGAAGACCCATTGTAGTAAATAATCCAAAAATGAATATGGTTAACGTTAACACTAATGACACATTTGACGATACAATATTGAAGGTTGAAAGACCAATAGAAACAACTAATATTAAATGGGAGCAGTTATTTTTTCCATACAAATGGCCAATGTACATTGACGGTCCTATAGATGAATTAAATGCTGTGGTAAAACCCGATATTGTATTTTACACTAACGCAGTAAATGTTGTATGTGAGACTATGGAAAAAGACACCGACCCTGTTAATATTAGTGAAAAAACATTCAAAGTATTTGCTTGGCATCAAATACCCCTTTTCCATGCATCGCCCGGAACTGTAGAAGTTGTACGTAAATTAGGATTTGATTTGTTTGATGATATAATTGATCATAGTTACGATTGGTTACCTTATGAACAACGTAGAGATTTTATTGTACAACAAATGCACAAGTTTCGACAAACCTATCCCACAATAGAATCTTTAAATCAACTTAGAAAGGATATTTGGCCTAGGTTGGTTGCTAACAACCTTAGGATAAATAACTGGGTTGAGTACGAAAGTAACATTACTAAAAATCTTCTAAAAAAGTAACATAATTACGTAACAGGAATAAATAGCAATGTAGGAGGGTCCTACAAAGTGAGTATATTTTACGTAATTTAAAATACCAAAAATAGAGACACTAAAATCCTTGCAAACAGAGAGAGACGGAGACGCAATGAACACAATCATTAATCTTACCAAAAGTGGTTTACATTTACTAGGTGAATGGCATAGCAAATGCAATGGCGAATTTTGCGAAAATGTGGGTATGGCCGCATTAAGCATGTATTGCTTTGCAATTATATGGCTTTCAATAGCACAGATTACAGTGTAATTACTTTAGTCAGTTAAAAACACCCAATATGCCCAGGTCTTCTGGGCATATTTTTGGGTAAACCGGGCTTGACTTTTCCTTTGTATTTGTGTAATATAATAGAGTTATAAACTATTACACACACAGGTATAACACACAGATGATAGGCAATTTAACCGTATTACAAAAATATCTTATTATGATTGCTTGCGGCGCTATTTTAGCCGCATGCGGTGGCGGAGGTGGCGGAAGCACTAATGTTGGAGCCGCACTTGTTGGGGCAGGCGCATCAGGTGGCGGTGGTAGCAGTGGCTCAAATAATACTCCAGCTCCTCAAATTACTTCATTTACAGTAACGCCATCATCTGCACAAGTTGGCGACACTGTTACAATATCTTGGGCTTCATCAAACGCAACCGGATGCACAGCATACAATGATTGGGGTGGTGCAAAAGACACGTCGGGAACAGAAACAAAAGTAGTATCAGAAGAAAAGCAATATCGTTTTCGTTTAATCTGCAACGGCAATGGCAGTGACGATAAGTCCGTGTATGTTGACGTTGATGATCCGTATACCGAAGGATCCTGCAGGAATCCCCATAACAAAGAATTCTCTCGTAAATACATGGGTGACTTTGATATCCCCTTACCAGAAGCAACGTTACCTGATCATTTTATGAAAAATATTGGTTTAAAGGATCACGGACCAGAATGGATT